TACGCCTTGCTGTGCAGCCGCATTAGCTAATGAGATTTGCTGTTGTCTATTAAGGTTGTCCATCTTCATGCTACGGAAAGCATCAGCATCTTTAGATGCAATAGGCAAAGCTGATTCCATAGCCGCTTGAAGAACAGCAGCACCTGCCATAGACGAAGAGCCTAGACCACGAGCAGCCATTGCAGAGTTAGCAGCCCGCATAGCACCTGAAGCCCATGCTGGTGTACCATCATCAAACTGCTTCATAAGAGCCGCAAGCTGACCTTGTACAGTATCTTGCGCTTCAATCTTACCTTCTTTAAACTCTGCTAGTGTACCATCGTCTACGTTAAAAGATTCAAGTTTAGCTGCGACTGCTGTAGCATCGTCACTAAGACCGTCCATAGTCATAGCTTCAGCAGCAGCCATTTCAGACTCTTGTATTTGTGCTGGTTCTGGAATCTCTTCTGGTTGTACAGAAGTCTGAGCAGCTTTAATGTTATCAGGAACATTAGCTTGAGCTATCTGACTCTTTACTGCTTTTTCATCTAACCCTTGAGCAGAAGCCAACTCTTCTGAAGAAACTTGACGTTCTCCTGCAGTAACCTCTTGAACATATTCAGGGTCCATAGTGGCTGCATCAGCCATAGCATCTTTAGATAGTTCACCTTGTGCAGCATCTATCTGAGATTCATCAGATACTTCTCCTGTTACACCTGTATCCCCAATTAGTTTTTGCGTATCACCTGCTACTTTGTCTGCACTTACTGTTTCCGCTGTCACCTTATCAGCAGCACCCGCTTGAGCAGCAGTGCCCGCTGTAGTAACTCCCATCTGAGGAGTTTTACCTGCAGCATCTCCTACACCTGCAGCAATGGTAGTGCCTTTAGTATTAGCGCTAATAGTATCTACTTGTGCTTTTTTAGCTAAAGATCCGGGATCAGTTAAAGCAGATTGTACAAGCTCCTGCTGACCTTTTACGTTAGCTTGTTGATAGGCTGATGCCTTTGTATCATAAGCTTTTTGTGCTTTTTGATAAGCTTTAAATGCATTAGATTTTTTAGTATGCTCTGCTTTTTTCTTTTTGTATTCATCAGCAGGTTTATTTAAAGGACCCATTAACTCTCTGGCCGCTTTAGCTATACTTTTCTTGTCGCCTTTTTTAAAGTACTGCGTATACTTTTTAGCTCCTGTTTTTTTGTTCTTAATTTCTCCACGTTCTCTTCTTCCTTTTATCCAGTTCTGAGAATGCACCCATCTCCCCGGATCTTCTTCAGTGAAATCACCGGGATTTTGTACAGGAGTAGGACCTACACCCGGTGCTTTAGGCATACCACCCTTAGCAAAACCTGTAGGGGCAGAAGTACCTTCATCTTGAGATGACTTTTGTACATCTTCTTCTTCTTTTTTAAACTCAGCAAAAGGTAGCTTGGGTTGAAACCTTGGGTCAACACCTCCAGAACTCATATTATAAACCATTAGATCCTTAACACTTAAGGATGGCATAAAAGGATTATACAAACTATTTCTCATGTTTTAAACTTTCTTGCATGTCTTCTTTTTATAACTAACCATTTACTACTTCGTTAAGACCCCAGATCATTGCACCTGTACCACCTAAGAATAATAACACACCTATTGTCAATGATACACCCCAAAACAATTTATCTCTAGCTTTAGCTTGTGCCTCTAGTGCTTCTTTTTGTCTGACCCTAGCAGCAGCTTGTTCTTTTACAACAAGATCCCACATGCCCGGCGGTCCATATAGTCTGCATACTTCACGTAATTCGTTCTGTGCTTCTTTGTGTTTCATCTTGGCTTGTGCTATAGCAAAGCCTTCTTCTTCAGATGATGTGAGTCTACCTAGTGGGCCTTTGTGTCTACCCTGTTCAGCTAAACCTATGTCAGCTTCTAGTTTAGCAAGCTTACCAAAGTGAGGCAGTAAGTCTGCTACATCACTACCAGCCTTAACTGCAGAACTAACTGCACCAGCTATCTTAGTAACTGCACCCGCTAAAGCTAATACTTCTATCATTATGGCAAACCTTATTATTAATCATTGTTCGCCATCTTTTCTACTGATGATCTTATTGCTTTTATGTTTTCGTCAATACGGGCAAGTGATACTGCTTGATTTTGTACAGAATCTTCTAGTCTGCCCATACGTTGTTCTATTGCTACAATGTCTTCTCTGTTAGCTTCTATGTCAGACATCATCATAGAGACTGTCCATACAATTGCAGCCCCTTGAACAAGTAAGCCAAAGATTAATGTTATAGGTACAGACTTGCTCAAGTGCCAACTATCCTCCGACATTTACTTACTCCGGTTTTGTAGGCCAAGTTACGTTAAAAGGAAAGTTTTCTTGTGTAGGTAAATCACGCAGTGCCTGACGATAGGTAGTCATTTCAGATGACATCGTTACATCAGACAAAGCTGTCCAGTCAGTCTCAGAGAGTAAGCCATCACGCTTTGATCTAACGTTATTCTCTGCCGTGGCTTGTTCCATGTTTTGTACAGTGTGTTCTACTTCCCACTCGCTGCCATATAGAGGCTGGCCTACCTGATCTGTATCAACTTCACCCGTATCAGGGTCAGTACAGTCTGCCTCAGTCTTTAACCGTATGACTTCCCGTGTAGGCGTACCTACGACAAGAGTTTGCACCAGCGGATCATAGCTTGGCTTCTCAAGCTCAGTGACCTCATAGACGCCGTAGCGGCGCAGGATCGTGTCAGGGATCTGCTTTGGAAAGCTGGTCTGTGGATTATCACGGCGAAATTGCCCAACGCTGTATGGGAATTGGTCGGGCTGACCGTTTGTGAGTTTAACGTGCATGGTTTCTCCTTAACTTATATCTACTTCCCAAATTCGATCATTTAAAGTACGACCAAAATATAGCTTCGATCCGTCGCTATTGAACTGCAATGCAGTTGGACCGACCAGATCTCCATTGTCATAATCAATACTATCATATGCTGCGGTAGAAAGATCCCACGCCGTGCTTAGCGAATACTGCCTAATGTCATCTGATAGCTGGCCATGTACCCAAAAGTAATATCCTGTTGGCGCAAACCACATTGAATTGGGATTGGTTTGAGAACCAGCGGTAGACAAAGAAAACTCCACACTATCATAGCTTGCAGTGCTAATATCCCAAGCTGTACTAAGAGTATGTTGAAATACTTTATCAGTAGCATTGCCCATTGTGTAAAGTTTAAGACCATCATAACGAATGAAGAAATCTCTCGTTGCGGTGCTTTGCAAAGAGCTATACGATTTACTATCTGATGTAGCTGTGGAAATATCCCACGCCGTGCTTAGCGAATACTGCCTAATAATATCTGTTGTAGTATTTTCTACTGTATAAGCTTTTGTTCCGTCGCTATTAAAGAATATACTTTTAACAGTTTCACTAAATGTTTTTTCATTATCAACCGTTGAACTAAGAGTTGTTATATCCCACGCAGTTGACGCTGTATGTCTATGAACATCAGTACTGTCTGCTATTAAAAAAAGTTTTGTTCCATCATAGCTCCAACGAAAATATTGTGTGTTTAAGCCATGCGGAGAAGAAAAGTATGTTGTGTTTTTTACTCCGTTTGCAATGTCTGGGTGCGTCCAGTTTGCATATGGGTCATCCCCCACAGACACACCAGCCGCACTCATTTGTATTAGCCTAGATACCGTCATGACATTGCATTGCCAGCTTGAAATCCATAGTAAGTAGTTCCTCCATCAACTGTATAAAATACTAGAACATCCGTTTCCCCAGAAGCAGGTGCATCAGGTGTAGATCCTCCTGCCCAATCTACGCTGTTAGGCCATGTTAAAGTATGAGTTCCACCTGCAGTTATTTTTAAAGTAAATCCTACAGTAGCCCCAGAGGAAGGGGGGTTACTAAAAGTAAATGTAGTATTACCAGAAGTTGTAAGCGAAAAGTTATTACTAGTAGAAAGATCTACTGTTGGTGATGTTCCCGATAAACTAACATACTGTTCTATTAATACAGATTCAACAGTTAGTCCATCTACGGTAAGTGTGCCAGCAATATCCTTATCGGCACTATCTGCTAAGTCTCTTGCTCGTGTCATTGCTGGCTCCTAATTCTTACCAAGGTGTTCCTGCACCAGTGGTAGGTGCTTTGTCTGCTTCAATCTTTGCTGCTAGTGCAGCTTCTGTATCAGCTTGACCTACAATAGCTTGTACCCAAGCAATTACATTTGCCTCAGTTAAGCTGTCATAAGCAATGAAGTTATCTGCATCTGCATCATACTCCAAGCCACATGTACCATATGATGATGCACTATAGTCACCATCTACTGCACTACAACGCCAGTGTGCTATAGTTACACCACCGTCTGCTAAATTACGTTCTACTGTTGGAATACTCCAAGTGTATGCTACAGCCATCTTATACCTCCTGTGCTGCTACGTATGCGGCGTAAGCATCCTTAACCGCTTGGGTGTGAACCGCATTACAGATGGATTGCACCTCTGCGCTTTCACCTGTGATATCATCGTTAGGTGCAACGACATGGCGATGGAAGCTACGGCTGATCTCTGTGCCATCACGTTCAATTACGGTTGCTGTTCTTACTTGGACATGCTTGAAACTGCCAACAACCTCAATCTTATCCTGTTCTGTTCGTTCTGTTAGTGCCATCGTTTATCTCCTTTGATGGTTGGACTGTCCGACCCCTATGGCGGGGGGTTATG